ACCCCGCAGCGCATCCCCGCCTTCGGTTTTAGCCAAGAGGCAATTGAGATCCTTTACATCAAGCCCTACCGTGCAGGGTTTTATGCGTACTCGCCCGTGGACTACCAAGGCGGACTTCCTTATGCAGAGCTTGAGGAGGAGGTAGCCAACTTCCACATCAACAACATTCAGAATGGTCTTGCGCCTTCGATGCTCATCAACTTCAACAATGGAGTACCGAGTGAGGAGGAGCGCAGGCAGATCGAGATGCAGATTGCGCAGAAGTTCAGCGGCTCATCCAACGCAGGCAAGTTCATCTTGGCGTTCAACGACAACAAAGAGCTTGCTGCTACCATCGATCCCGTGATGTTGAGCGATGCGCACAACCAATATCAGTTCCTGTCGAGCGAGGCGATGCAGAAGCTGATGGTTGCCCACCGCATCACCTCACCGATGCTGATGGGTATCAAGGACAACACAGGTCTCGGAAACAACGCAGAGGAGCTAAAAACGGCCTCTATCCTGTTTGAGAACATCGTCATCAAGCCGATGCAGGAGACGATCCTTGATGGACTGAACAAGATCCTATCCTACAACGACCTCCGCCTGAACATCTACTTCAAGACCTTGCAGCCCCTTGAGTTCAGCAATCTCGTTGTGGAGGATGCTCAAGTCATTGAGGAGGAGACCGGAATCAAGGTCACCGAGGCAACGCCTGTTGGTGGTAAAGTTGCAGAGGCACAAGAGGAGCTGATTCAGAAGGAGGCATCGTACAACGGTGCGCAGATTGCAAGCTCGCTTCAGATTATGGAATCGGTGAAGAACGGTATCTTGACCACCGACCAAGCCATCACGTTCCTTGTGCAGATGCTTCAGTTTGATCCGCAGGTAGCGAAGGCTCTCTTTGCGGGCAACTCTGCAAACGTCATCACTCAGATGAAGTCGCACAAATTCAAGCAAGAAGTACCTGAATTCACCCACGAAGAAGAACACAAGTGGATTGAGGCTCTGCGGGGAAAGGGTGAGGTCGTTGACTTAAATGAATGGGAACTCGTCTCTGACGAGGTAGTCAGCGACCCCGACAATGAGGATGCCCACCTCGCCAAGCAGTACAACTTTGCCGTAGAGGACTTCAGCAATGCTGATGACCGCAGCAACTTTGATAGTGGCCTGTACAAAATACGCTACGCCTACACCCGTAACCTGTCGGCAAATAGCCGTGACTTCTGCCGTGAGATGGTGGGAGCAGCAAACGGAGGAGTAGTATTCCGCAAGGAGGACATCGATATGATGAGCTTTAGCGGTGTCAACGGTCAGTTCGCTCCGGAAGGACAAAGCGTCTACTCTATTTGGAAATGGAAGGGCGGAGCCTTTTGTCACCACGCTTGGAGGCGTTTGGTTTACTTCCGCAAGCGAGAGGGAGGCAAGTTCCTTCCGAACGATGGCCTTGACAACGATAAGCTCGTCTCTACGGAGTCGGCTATCAAAGCGGGCGTACCAACGAGCAAGCTCACTCCAAATGCTTGGGATGAGGCTCAAACCCGACCAATCGACACACCCTCACGGGGATCACTTAAATACGGATAGTGATGGCAGTTGTATATCGTCATCGCAGGCTTGATAAGAACGAGGTCTTCTATGTCGGAATCGGCAAGAAGGAATCTCGTGCCTTTGATATGGTTCACCGCAATCATATTTGGAAGGGCATCAAGAGCCGTAGTGAGGTAGACGTTGAGATTGTGGCTTCTGACCTTTCTTGGGAGCTTGCTTGCGAACTTGAGCAGTTGATGATTTCCGAGTATGGTCGCATTGACCTGCATACAGGAAGCCTTGCAAACCTAACCGATGGCGGTGAAGGAACTATTGGAACCAAGCATAGTCAAGAAACCAAAGACAAAAGAGCCAATAGCAACAGGGGAAAAAAGAGAACCCAAGAAACAAGGTTGAAAATATCACAATCGTTGACGGGTAAAAAGTTAAGTGAGCAGCATATTGAAAATTTACGCACTTCACATCTTGGTCAATTAAGTGCAAACGCTCAACAAGTTGTAGACCTCCAAACGGGATTCTTTTACGATAGCCTGCGAAACGGATGCCTCTCCGTTGGAGTTAGTTACAAGGCAGAAGTTGCCAAAATCAAACGAGGTAGTAAAAAAGTAAGATTTCAAATTCTTTAGATATGGCCACCGCTTTATGGATTAAACGTGAAGACCTTGTACGGCAAACTGCTTTAGGTGGTAATGTCGACCAAGACAAATTTTTGCAATTTATTAAGATTGCGCAGGAGATCCACATCCAAAACTACACGGGGACGAAGTTGTACGACAAGATCAGCGATGACATCATTGCGGGTACGCTTGCGAATCCATACTTGGCGTTGGTCAACGACTACCTTCAGCCGATGCTCATTCACTTTGCGATGGTGGAGTACTTGCCTTTCGCAGCGTACACGATTGCCAATGGCGGGGTGTACAAGCACACAAGCGAGAACTCAACAAGCGTAGACAAGAACGAGGTTGACTTCTTGGTTGAGAAGGAGCGCAACATTGCGCAGTACTATACTGACCGCTTCATCAACTATATGAGCTACAATCAGCAGACGTTCCCTGAGTATAACTTAAATTCCAATGCAGATGTCTACCCTGACACAACGGCTGACTTTGCAAGTTGGGTTTTGTGATATGGCAAAGAAAGACACCTACAAACCGAAGCCGAGCAACATTGTCAAGCTAAAAAGTTATTTAGGAGAGAATGGGAATACAAGGCGATTGGGGACAAGGAGCAGCAAACAATGACATCTATTGGGGTCAGGCTGCTGCAACGAATAGCATCTCTTGGGGTGTTGTTCAGCCTTTGTCGTATGGTCACCCTACTACGAACTTGTACGGCAACAACGAGCAGACGGCTTGGAACTTGATTGCTGAAATTTGGAACACTTGGGACACAACTTGGAATAACTAATGGGAACAACTTTAACGGGGACTACCCCACAGGACACCTACGATAGCCTTATTAAGGTTACGGATAACGGGCCGTTAAGCGGTACGGCTAAATACCTATCTGATGGCTTGGGTAATGATTCGGGTCTTGCTTTGTCAACGGGTAACATTGGTGTTGGTTACACAAGCCCTACGCAGAAGCTATCTGTTGCAGGTAACATAAAGATTGCGGGAGCGCAAGCGGGCAACGTTGCTAAATTGAATATGACAAGAACGGACTCGTCTTGGTCAATCAATAACGAAACCGATTTGCGTTTCTATCATAGTAATTCAGACACAGACTCACCTGCAAACATTCTTGTTGCATTTAGCTCCTCAGGCAACGTAGGCATCGGCACGAGTTCGCCCGAATGTAAATTGCACGTTGCAGGTACTGCATCGGGTTCTGATGTTACTCTTTACATTGACAACGCAGCAGGCTCTACATTAAACAATTCATCACGACTCAAGTTTAGTTCTGATGCGGGTTCAAGCGTTTCAAGTGGTGGTGCTGAATTAAACTGTTTAGTCGTAGATGCAGGTAATGGCGCAGTTGATTTACTTGTTAAAACTTGGACAGGTGGAGCATACACCGAGAAAGCTCGTTTTCTCGCAGGAGGCGGCCTAACCTTCAATGGTGACACCGCAGCAGCCAACGCCCTTGATGACTACGAGGAGGGGACTTTTACTCCGACTGTTGTTGGCTCTTCTACCGCAGGGACTGCAACCTATAGTGAACAACAGGGCAGATATACTAAAATTGGTCGTTTAGTTCAGTTTGAGATTTTCATTGTTTACTCGGCAGGTACAGGAACGGGAAATCTAAATATATCGGGTTTACCATTTAATATTGGTGGAATTTCATATCCATCATTTACCATTGGGGCATTTGATCAGATTATTCTAACTGCAGACACATACGCAATGGCTTGGGGAAATATAAACACAAGCACTATTCGTTTGGCTCAAATGCCTACGGGTGGAGGAACTCAATCCTCAATTCCTTATGATGCCGCAGGCGCAATGCAAATAAGCGGTACATATTCAGTATAACGATTAAACACAAAACAAAATGATTGAAGAAGTAATCTACATCAGCGCATTCAACGTCAAGTTAGACGGAACTATTGAAGTACGCAAGACCACCGATGTAACCAAAGATGGCGCAGTTATCGCCTCATCTTATTGGCGCACGGTGCTTCAGGTAAACGACCCCGCAGCCGATGAGGTATTGGGAGCAGAAGGCTACTACCGCCAACTTGCTGCTGATGCTTGGGCGATGGTTCCCGCACCTGTTGTAGAGGAGGTATTACCCTCGTCAGGCGAACAAGAGTAAAATTAGCAGGTAATTACCTCTGATGGAACATTTGACACAACGCTTGGAGGCATTGAAGCAGCAAGAGGCTAACCTCTTAATGCAACTTGATGAAGTCCGTGTACTGATTCAGGCCTACGAGAATACAATCAACAAAGATGACAAAGGAGTCGGCTGATTCAGTTATCACCTCTTGGTCGCTTACAGGCGCAGGTCTGTTGGTAGGCTACGTTCATCAAGCTCTTGGCCTGTTGGTCTTGGTAGCATCACTTGCCTACACCTTATGGAAGTGGCGCAGAGATTGGCTAAAGGAGAAGAACAATGTTGATTGAGCGTATTTGGAAAGACCCAAAGACAACAGTATTAGGCCTGCTTATAGTGGGCCTTTGCTTTGTCTTGGTGTTTTATGAGAAAGCTACCCTGACGGAAGTATCTGCGTTCCTGATGGGGGCTTTCGCCCTTATGTTTCTAAAAGACCCCAACGATGGCAAAGCAACAGGCGGTAAGTAATCACGTCAGCAAGAGCAAGAAGCGAGGCAAGCATTCAAAGACTGCAAGCAGCAACAAGCGCAGCAAGAACTACAAGAAGCCCTACGCAGGTCAGGGTCGCTCGTGACAAATCTGCTATGTTTTTTGTTGCAGTTCGGATAACGTCCGATTAAAGGAACAAATCGGCTCACTTTTGTGCAGTATGATGCACATTAAGCATAATGCTTGAGCCGTATTTTACCAAAATAAAAACCAATGAGAACTCTAAACCGCATCATCCTTCATTGCACGGCTACTCCCGAAGGCAAGCACTTTGACGTAGCAACAATCCGCAAGTGGCACTTGGAGCGTGGATGGAAAGACATCGGCTACCACTACGTCATCTACCTTGACGGATCGGTACACGAAGGCCGTCCGGTTGAGAAGGTGGGTGCGCATACAAGCGGACACAACGATGATTCGATTGGCGTGGTGTATGTTGGTGGATGCGATTCCAAGATGAAAGCGAAGGACACCTTGAACGAAGCACAAGAGGTGGCGATGGTTAATTTGATACAGGCATTGCGAGCAGCACACGGAGAACTATCCATTCACGGACACAACGAGTATGCAAACAAGGCCTGCCCTTCGTTTAACGTCAAAACCAAATTCAATTGGCTTCTTTAGAGGACTTCATCAACGATTTAGAAAATGCGCCACAACCGACTTGCAACATTGACAATCCTGACGAGTGTACTTCTTGCGGCAGTTAGCGGATGCCGTACTGCTCAACCTATCCTCGAGAGTGTGATTGTAAGGGACACGGTGATTGTCACGGAGCCAAAGTACCTAATCGACACATTGGAGGTGATGAAGGACACCGTGATCTACAAAGACAAGGTTCGGGTTCAGCTTCAGTACATCGACCGAAAGGTAGTAGTCGAAGCAACCTGTGAGCCGGACACCATCCGAATCACCCAAACCAAAATCCTCACCAAGCAAGAGCCGAAGGTCAAGGAGTGGACTTTGGAGTCAATGCTCGGAGGCTTGGCCTTTGTGCTGACGATTGTCTACCTACTGAAGCGTTGGGTTGACAAGATAACGGAATAAGCCCGTAGAGGGCATTTATATGCGTTCTAATACACTTTCTACCAAAAGTGGTATGGTTGTATGGTTACGCATATAATAGTGGCTTAAATCAAAGATTCCCTTCTTTTTCTTTGTTTAGTTTCTTTTTCTTTCAAGTTAGTTGGTTAAGTTAATATATAACTTGACTAACTTGATAAGTTAGTAAACTTATAGTTTAACTATATAAGTCAAGTAACTTGTAAAAAAAACTAAATAATCTTGACATACGCAAGCACCTGTGCATAGATTATGCTAATTTTTAATCATTCTAAATAGTGCACGACCACATTTTCATTTATTGGGATGACTTACCTTTGAGCAAACCATCAGACAATGTTCAAGCAAAAGGAGAGTTACAAACACAAGTTGGCAAAGAGCCTTCTTGCTCAATGGCTTCGAGAGCAGGACGAAAAAAATGACCAATGCAAGGTTGCTCAATTTGAATGGAGGTCAAGCTATGGAGTTCACGAGGAGCTGATGTTCCGTTCAACTTCAGACCCATTCCACTTTGAGAACGAAGACCAAAGCGGGTACCCGTTATTTGTCCCTGACATCACGGTATTTCACAAGGGTAGTCCAAAATACTTGTTTGAAATATACCATAAGCACAAGGTTCCACAACACAAAACCGAACGCATTAAGAAGTTCTTTGATGGTTACCACGTTGAATTGTACGAAATATCAGCAAACGAAATTCTTCGCCACGATTCTGAAAGCGTGCCTACAAAACTCAAATGCAAGCAATTACTATGAGCAAGACACCAACCTACTACATCGGAAAGCTGAAGCAGATAGAGGCGAAGGATGTGGTGCAGGACTTCCAACCGGACAACTACAACCTCGGGACTGCACTCACCTACCTGATGAGGGCGGGCAAGAAGCCTAACAACCCCATCACGCAAGACATCAAGAAGGCCATTGCCCATCTTGAATTTGAATTAGAACGCCAAATACACCTATCAGCACAAGATGAGCAACGAGCAACAAGCACAACAACGGAAGGAATCAATGTCAAATATGCAGTACTATACTAACCCTGCCAAACGCAGGAAGATTGACTTCTTGCTTGCTGAATGTGCTTCGCTCTTTGCCAACTGCGGAAACTCGTATGCTGAACGTCAACAGGCGAAATACCAAGAACAATCAATTCTTGCAAAAATTGCAACTATTGACCATCACTTCGCCATTCAATGCGGCTACCAACAGGCAGACTGACATCCTACACGGTAACCGTTGGCAAGGTTCCGAGCTTAAATGCCTTCTACTCATCTAAGCATTGGACAGTACGAGCAAAGGCTAAAGAGAAGCATTGCGGTGAAGTGTTGCAACAACTGCAACAGTTCGACAAATACGAGCTTAAAAACGTGCAGGTGAAGTGCCACGTCAACTACCGCTACGACTTGGACAATAGTGTGATGGCAATCAAGTTCGCTCTTGATGCGTTTAAGCAATGGGGAGGTATTAAGGACGACTCACCGAAGTACGTCAACCGAATCAAGATGATCCATTCCGAAGCTATCCCAAAGGACACCGCTGAAATTATT